ATTATCAATAATTAATGAAAGCATTTCAAATATGAACGAACGTGAAATGAATTCTGTTATACAAAAAATATTTATCACACCAAGTTCATTTTTACATAAATGGCATTTTCAAGGTAATAATGTTGATAGAGAAAGAACGAAAATAATAGAAGGAGATTTTGAAATTGCAATTAGAAATACTCAAAATAAAATTAGAAGATTAGAAAGTAATATAAACCCAAATGTAGGTGAAATAATTAAAAAATTAAAAAAACTTTCCAATGATTTAATATTATTGATACAGGTAAATAATACACCTTCTGATTTATTAGAATCAAAATATGGACATAATGCAGAATATTTTGTTAACTTAAAACAAAAAATATTTAAATCAGACAATATAAGTATCGATGATTTAAAATCAAAACTTGCGGAAACTCAATCTAAAATAATAACTGTAAGAGAAGAAAATAAATTTCCAACACAACCCAATGTAAAGGATAGAATTCCTGATTTGAAAGCACGTTTAGATAATTTATTATTATTAATACGAGCTTATAATACACCTACAAATTTGTTACAGAATAAATTTGGTTATAATGAAGCATATTTTATGGACTTGAAAAGGCAAATATTCGGCTTTGAAAATGTAGATAGAAAAGATTTAGTTTCGAAATTAAGAGAAACTTTTATTACAATGCAGACTGAATTACCTATAAAATTATATGTAATGTTTGGTAATTTTAAATTTGGGACAATAAAAACATTTTATGATAATGATATTGTTGTTGATATTTATGATTTGAAAAAATTTAAGCCAAACAGTCAAGGTAAATTTAAATATGTGAATAAAGAAAATCTTAAATATTGCGAACAATATAATAGACTTATCAATTATGAAAATATTAAAATTATTACATACGATTATGATTATTTTATTACATTAATAAATCGTAAACAAAAAGAGAAAAAAATAGATTTCAGAGAAGAAATGATTAAAAAATATGATGAAATTGATCTACAAACTAAATTATTTTGGGATGAACAAAATATGAAACTTATAGAAGAGTCTGGTTTGAAAAAAATAGAAGATAGAGATGAACTAGAAAATATAAAATTGGGAGATATTGTGGAAAATAAAGGCGATAGAAAATCACAAGTCGGAGAAATAGATAAAAGAGTATTTGAAGATGGCTGGTATAGAGATGAACCAGAGGCAGAATATATTAAATTTACCAAAGGATATGAAATAATGTATGGAAAAATTATAAATAGAAACGAGAACGAGTATGATGTAAAAATTTTTCAATATGAAGTTCAATATATACTAAATTCCTCAAAATATGAAGTTAATATTATATCGGACACAGAAACAACCACCATACAAGATAGAAATATTTTATATAGAACAGAATATTTATCTGACTTAAAACTTGATATGATAGAAAATTATATTAATAAAAACAAAATAACAGAAAATAAATCTAAAACTGAAGAAAAAAATGCAGATTCTGGTAAAAGAAAAAAATGTCACTCATGTAATAAATTTATTGACGATAATGAATGTTTTAAAAGCATTAGCAACAAAGATAATAAATTATTTGAAGTTTATGTTTGTTCGATGGATTGTTTTAAAAATAAAGATTGGAATAGTGTAAGAGGTAAACATAATTTAACAATGAAAAAAACTCATTTAAAATAAGAATATATTGTATAAAATGCCGAAAAAAAAAGAATTCGAAGAAGAACAAAAGGAATATACAAAGAATAGAATTATAAATGATGACGAAAATAATATTTATGATGAAGAAAAATCATACGAAGATGCCTTAGAAATACAACAAGAACAAGATTATTATAGAAAAAATAATGATATTTATACGGCTTATTCTGAAATAATAAATTATATTGAACAACAAAATCTAGACATAGCTGAATTTCTAACTCGAAAAAAATTTTATAAATTTATTTTTGAAAACATTGTTGAAGAATTTTAAAATATATTTTACTTTCAAAAATATATTTATAGAAATTTCTTTTCTTTAATAAATGTTTTCATACATCAAAGAAAATTTATTTGGTATTATTTGTGCCTTATCCATCAGTTTTATTATTATTGTTGGTTTATATCAAATATTTAGCAAGAAAGAAGGTTCATATTCAAAAAATTATTTTTTCGACACTGGTTTAGGTAAAAAGAAAAATTCCTACGTAGAAAACAATTCAAATAGTATCAACAAAGTTGGAGAAAGTAAAGGAGAAATAGAATGTCGTCGTGTTCTCCAAAAAATATTTAATAGACCTTTCAATAAAGAACGTCCCTCATTTTTAAATAATTCTGTAACAGGTGGTTCTTATAACCTTGAATTGGACTGTTTCGATCGTGATTTAGGTCTAGCCGTAGAATATAATGGTAGACAACACATGGAATATATACCATTTTTCCATAAAAATAAAGAAGCTTTTTATAATCAAAAATATAGGGATGAACTTAAAAGAAGAATGTGTAAAGATAATGGTATTATATTAATTGAAGTACCATACACTGTTAAAAATGAAAATATTGAAAGTTTTTTAATAAATGAATTAAAGAAAAAAGGATTTTAATAGTCTGATGAAAATGGATTAGAATCATTAATTTCTGTCATCTCAATATCTTTACTATAAGTTGGAATAAATGCATTTTTTATTTGGTTTTTTTTGATATTACGTTTAGCATATTTTAGTGAAAAATAAAAAATTAAACCAATTATTAACAAAATAAATGGAATTGTGAAAAATCCAATAAAATACATGGCTGTACTTGGAAAACATTTTTCGCATGGCGGACTTGTAGGACAATCTTTACACACAGGACATGGTGGACTTGTAGGACAATCTTTACACACAGGACATTGTGGTATATCACATGGTATCGTATTTTTATAATATAAAATTATAATACCCAAAACAAGAATAACAAAAACTATCGACACTATATAGTGTATTTGAGAAAGTGGATATGAATATTTTATATATAAATATAAAAGTACCAAGGCAACAATTGCAATAATACAAATAATTAATATATTAGATGATTGCATTTATTTAATAAATTATTAAATAAATTTATTTGCAAATTTTTTTTATTTTATAAAGTGTTACTTTTTCTTGAGCAAATTCTTTCTGAATGATATTAAATATATAATTATAAGTATTACCTTTATTTCTTAAAGTTTTAACACGTTGTTCAAGTGATATTTGGTCTTCATTATTTTTTTTATTTTCCCAATTAAGTTCTACACCTACTGAAGATTGTTGAAACCCATTGATTTTAATTTCCTTGTTATGAATTGAATCATGACATTCTGCACACACTGTAATCAAATTGCTTTTTCTATTTTTATGTATTTTTTCTTTTTCAAGAATACCATCTACATTTGCTGTATGTTGTTCTACTATATGATGTGTTTCTTGACATTTTTTATTACATATTTCACACTTATCCATATAAATATCACTTGAAAATGTCGATTTTTTTGTATTTAGGAAATTTTTCTCTATACCTATATATTTTTGTCTTACTTCATTTGCAAAATTTAAAAAATCTAAAGGTAAGTCCAAACTCTTTGCAACTTCTAATCCATATAACGTCTCTCCATTTCCTTTCTTTAATTTTCTATCATAAATTAGACAATTTTTCTCATTATCAAAAAAAACTGATAGATGAAAAATATTTACATTTGATAATTCATTTATACAACTTAACTTTGTTATTTCGTGTAGATGAGTTGCAAATATGAATGATGTCTTTTTTTGAGATAAAAAATTTATTCCTGAAGAAACTAATGATATTGCTGAAATTGATTCAGTTCCGGAACATAATTCATCTCCTATTACTAACGATTTTTTATCTGCTCTATTCAATATCGTACGTAGTTCATTTATCTCTGCTGTGAATGTCGATTGACTTTTGAATAAATTATCTCCATTCGGAATTCGTGTAAATACAGAATTATATGGACTATATTTAAATGTATCTGCAGCTACAAACATTCCCGCTTGTGCTAGAATTAAATTTACTGCAACTGATTTCATCAACGTACTTTTACCAACTGAATTCAACCCATACAATAAAATTCCTTTCTCTTTCTCTCTTCCTATTGTTACATCATTTCCTACAAATGGAATGTTCGTATTTATTATTTCCACTATAGGATGTCTTATATTTTTACTTTCTATATATGACTCTTCACTCTTCTCTATTATTGGTCGTACATAACAATATTTTTTAGAATTCTGAGCACAACAACAAAAGAAATCTATATTTGCTATAAACTTTATAATATCTTTGACATAATCATGGTATTTATCGAAAATAAACTGTAGATGACTTAGATACTCCTCCTGAATTAAAGATCTAAATTCATATTGTAAATCTAACAAATCAGATTGATTTTCCAACATTCCCTTAAATGTTATTCTTATTGCACTATCTTTTCCTGACGATACTGGTTTTGACTCTATATCACTATAAGATAAATTACAATTTTTTTTCAATAACGTATCTATCCTTCTTATCCTTTCTTTATCATTCGTTAATTTCTCGAACCTCTTCTTTGTTACTAATATTTTTCTTTCATTTTTTGCAGACACTTCTAATCTGAATTCACTATCTACTTTATTTTCATTTAAACAATTACATACATTTTGAAATCCCTCATCTAAATTACTTAATTGTACTTCCATCATATCTATCTCTGGATATACATCTTTTAGAAACAAATTTTTTGTCACTTGATTTAAATTCACATTCGACATTTCCAAAAAATTAAATGTTTTATCTAAATACTCCTTCATTTCTATTAATGTTTTTTGTTTCTCTTCACTCCAACCCAGTTTTACTATACTTTCTCTACATAGTTCATATAACTCTATCACTGATAATAAAGATGTATATATTAAATTGAACTCGCTTGGTTCTAATGTTTTTATTATTAACCTTTTCAATAATCTTTCCAAATCTGAAATTTGATGTAACTCTTTTTTTACACTCACATATAAATTATTCTTTTTAAAGATATCTATCAAGTCATATCTATTATTTATTTCTTTTTCATCTGTCAGCGGATTTGTTATACATTCTTTGAAATATCTTTTTCCTATATTGGTTACACAATTGTTCAATATACTTTCTAGTGATGTATTTTTACCTTTACAATTCTTTGATATTATATTCAAATTATGCAAACAACTATTTATTAAACTTAAACTCGCTTTATTCTCTATTATTATCGGTTTTGGCAACCCTTCTATTATCTTCTCATTATGACTATATATAAACTGAATATTATAGACAAATGACACTAACGCATTGGGTCTTAATTCTAAATTTACATACTCTATATGTGATAACAATCCTACTTTTGGAAATACCTTTTTCAACACTGATGTTTGATATGCTATTTTAAAGTAATTCTCATCTATTAAATTATTTAACTTATTATGGACACATGGTACATTCAATGTTTCGATAAATTCTTTTACCATTTGAAAATCCTTCATTTTCTTTGTTTTTACATCGGTAAATACCACTATTTCCCTCGGCCGATTCAACGTTATGAGTCTTTGTATATCCTCTAAACTCATTATTGTATCTTGTATACAACTTGCTATCTCATACACATAATTTTTATTTGTATTCACATCTATCCAACTACACGCTCCAGTTATATACTCTTTTTTAGAACTATAACCCGTCGTTATATATAACGACATTAAATAATTATTTTCTACTGTATTTATTTGTTCATCTATATACGTTGATGGTGAAATTATATTCGTTACTTTTCTCTCTGGCTCCGGTGGTTCTGTTACCTGTTCTATTATTATTAACGTGTAATTCTCACTTACTAATATATCCACATACTTTTTCAACATATATGTTGGTATTCCACACATATTAGGATTTTTACGTGTTATTTCTGTATTACTTTTATTCTTTCGTGTCATCTGAATATTTATTATTCCACATATTTCTTCTACATTTGCTCCTTGATGAGTTGTCCCATATACCTCGAAAAAACTTCCTATTTGGATTAACACTAACGTCTTCTCTCCATACATTTCCTTATATTTTTCTGTATATTCAAAATACTCATCGATAATTGTCATTATATATTTATATTATAAGTTTTTAAATTGGAATTACCCTTGAAATTATTTAAAAACTAAAGTTCTCTCTTTTTAACTTCTTTAAAATTGTGGAATATTTTGAATATACTTTATAATTACAATATAAAGTGCCTATATTGCATATCACATTTACTAACAATAAACCTATAATAATTTTTTCATCTTTTTCTGACAATATCATTATAATTATAATTTGTTTTCCATTTAAATTGTTTATATTTTTTATGGTAAAAATATTTTCATACTTTCTCTGTTTGTTCACGTAACATTTTTTCGGCATGCTCTCGTATAGCCTTACCACAAATATTAAATCCAGCATGGTGAGTTTCCAAACTCATTTGATCTTTAAATTTCCTTTTACACGATCTACATACAAGATAATTCTTTTCTTTTTCTATTTTTTCATTAATTTTTTTTTGTTTATCAACTGCATATTTTCTTTGTTTGTTTATACAATATTCATTTCGTTCTTGATGTCTTTCTACACTTTTTTTATCTTTCAAAACTAAATGGCAATATCCACATATATTACTTTTACCTCCTGTTTTTACATGTTTTGGTGGTATTTTTTCTTCTTTTATTTCAACCTTTATTTCAGCCTTTATTTCTTTCAAAATTTCATCTTTTAATTGTTCCTTTATTTTTTTTATATCATCCGTTTTATCAACTTCATCCTCGCTATCACTCTCTATTATATATCTATCGTCGTCATCTATTTTTTCTTCAAGATCTATATATATATGTTCTTTATATTCTATTTTTAATTCATCACAATATCTTCTTATAAACTCTATTATTTCCTTTGTTGTAACATCCTTTATCCATTCTTTGTTTTGTTGACATAAATTATTTCTATATCGTATTAAAAGAGCCTCCTCCAAATGTGAATTTTCTTCCAAATATATTAAATATTCAACTTTATAATCATGTGGTGATCCTGTATTATATGTCGATAATCTTTGTGTGAAGGTTGATATTGTTTCTTTTTTACTTTGTGTAGATTCTCCTATTTTCTTATCTTCGAAAGCAGGATTAGAGAGAATATAAACAACATTTCCAATTTCATATACAGTACGTTTTCTTCTTTTTAATAACTGTTTATGTTTGGTATCAATTTTTTCAATTTCTTTATCCTTAATTTCTAACTCTTTATCTTTTATTTGAAGTTGTTCTTGATATGTTTTATCTTTTAATTGAAGCTGATTTTTATAATCATTTATTTGTTTTTTAAGTTCTTCATTCACATATTCTCCTGTTTTCCTTATAGAAGGAATAACATCTTTTGTTACCCATAGTTTAAACTTTTTAGCTTCCTCTTTTTTTGAACTAAACATCAAACTATACATACCTGATTCATTTATTAGTATGGTATCAGGATGTAATTCCAGGGTACCCAAAAAGTTCTGCTTTGTTTTCTTAAACTCTCTAACGCTTATTTTATCTATTTCATTAACATGGTCTCTAATAGCTTTCATTGTATTTTTATATCCTAAAAAATCAGCTACATCTTTAGCAATAAACCATGGTTCCAAATATGTACCTAGTACTCTTAATTCTTTATTTTTAGTAAATGTAGATTTAAAGATAGGCAAACAAGAAATAGACAACTGAGTACTTTCAACGGTTGCAGTTGTCGTTTTAATTATAATTTCGTTCATTTTTTATAAAAACACTAATTTTTAAATCTTAATTTTATAACTTTATTGTTATAAAATTAATCAGATATTCGAGTTGACAGCTCTATAGCAAATTTATTATTCTCTTCCATTAAATTAATGTCTGTCTTTAGCTTTAATGCTTCCTTTCTATAATAATCTATTTTCTCTATTTTCTTTCTCAATTCCCGTGTATCTGTATTCATATCGTATATCTCTTTATTCAACTCTTCATATTCCTTGTTATAATCATTTATTATTTCTAATATTCTTAGCACCACTGGTTCTCTTATTAATCCCATTAATTTTTTTGCTTTAACATCTTTTATTAAAGTTCCATTATCATCAACATATTTAAAGATCTGTCTAGACACATCGAAACATTTATATATTATCTCACCATTTTCTAAAGTTAGAAGATGTTCTTTAGCGAAATCAGCAAAACCACCCATTCCATAGTATAAATGTTCTCTTTTTAATTTATCTTTTAAAATTTGTTTTGTACTTTCTGGTGTTATATTGAATGTTGCCAAGTTAATATGATTAGTTGAATTATTGTTATATGTTGAAGTAGAAATAGTGGTAGGTTTTTCGATAGCTTTGTTTGCAACACGTTCTAATCTATCTTCTAATTCTTTTATGTGTAAATCTTTTTTGTCTAATTCTATATTTTTGCTGTCAAGTTGTTCTTTAAAATTTATATCTTTATTTGCAAGTTGTTCTTGTAAATTTTTCAATTGTATTTTAAGTGCAGTATTTTGTTGTACTATAATATCAATATTTTTTGTTCTACAAATTGCCAAATGGTTATTTAAACTTTGTTTAGAAGAAAGTGTTTTATCACATAAATCACATTGGAAATCTTCTTCAATTACAAAAACAACTTTCTTTTTATTTTGAATTTCCAGACAATATTTAGCTTTCATTTTATGATTTTTCAAAATATAAGTATTTGAAAAAGTTTTTTTACAAAATTCACATTTAGTATTCATATTTTTATTTATATATTTATTTTTTAAATGACAAAAAAAATTGCTGAAAAATAAAAAATAAGTTATTATAGAACTTCGATTTCTATAATTAAAAATGATTTTTTTGAAAACTTTAAAAAAATGAAAAATGAAAAAAAAGCATTTTAAGTACAAGCAGTTTAAAAATAATTTTTTTATGTCAACACACAATTTTTGTGTGTGTTGGATAATTTTTATAGAATTTGACTGAAAAATATTCATAAAACTTTATGAATATTTTTTATTTTTAAGAATGAAAATTTATAATTTAGTAAATATATTTACAAAAAAGTTAATACCAAGGTAATTGAATATCAGTCATATATTCGCGAATAGTTTCGAAATCATAATCAATTATTTTTGGAATAGTATCATCAGCTTCTGCGTCATCAATGATCAAAATAATAATATTTCTTATTTGTTTATAATTTTGTTGAACAAATATACTAATTTCTTGTTTATTAAAAGGATTTAAATTGTTATCTGAACATCCTGTAGTTAAGTCGGCATGAAGTTGAAGTATAATACTATTAAATATGTGAATGGCAAATAAAGGATATTTTAATGTAATAATATCTAAAAATGGTTTTAATATTTCTGCATTAGGATGTATATTGTACATCATTATTTCAGAAATTAAAAACGAATCAATAAACATTAATGTATAATTGTGAAAAAAGTAGGAAATTAAGATAAATTTTCAAATTTAAAATATATACAAAATAAAAATAAATTTTAAAATTGAGTTTTAAAAGAAAGAAATGTTAAATAAACAACATTATGGCTTCAAAGAATAAAGTATATATTAAGAAAGATCCGATAAGTCATGTTTTAGATAGATCGGATATGTATGTAGGATCTAAAAAACTGAAGAGTATAAATGACTTTGTAGCGGTGAAGGATGACAATAATGAGTTTAAGATAATCAAGAAGACAATAAGTTATTCTCCAGCGATATTGAGAATATTTATAGAGAGTTTAAGTAATGCGGTAGATAATGTTGAGAGAAGTCGAAAGCAAAAGATACCGTGTACAGCAATAAAAATACATATAAATAAAGAGACAGGAGAGACGTCTGTATGGAATGATGGAGATATAATACCAGTAGAGATGAATGAGAGTGAAAAGATGTATAATCATAGTTTGATATTTGGAAATTTGTTAACAGGATCAAACTATGATGATACAGAAGAAAGATTAATATCAGGAAAGAATGGAGTTGGAATAAAATGTACAAATATTTTTTCAACAAAGTTTACAGTGAAAGGCTTAGATCCAAAGAATAAGAAAACCTTGGAACAAACGTGGACAAATAATATGAGAAATGTAGGAGAACCAGTAATAAAAGAAACTAAGTTAGGAAAAGGGTATACAAAGGTAACATATTTTCCAGATTTTAAACAGTTTGAGTTGAAGGGATACACGGATGATATTATATCTTTATATACAAAGTATATACTGGATGCATCGATGTTAACAAAGGTGAAGGTGTATTTGAATGATGAATTAATAACAGTGAATAGTTTGTTATTATATTCTAAATTGTATGAAGCAAATACAGATGAGAAGTTAGTATTGAAGACAGCTAATTTTGAGGTATTAGTAACAACTAATAATACAAGTATGTTTGAAGCGATATCGTTTGTAAATGGAATATATACAAAATCAGGAGGAGTTCATGTGGATGAAACATCAGAAGCGTTGTTTAGAAATATAGTAAAGAAAATGAATAAGAAGGATAAACCACAGGTTAATATATCAGATGTAAAAAAATTTTTCAGAATATTTGTAATAGCGACTGTGATAAATCCAGAGTTTTCATCACAAGAGAAAGAGAAATTAGAGGCACCAGTAATAAAAGTGGAGTTTAAAGCGAGTGATATAAATAAGTTATTGAAATGGTCAGTAATAGAGGAAATACAGGATATAATAAAGATGAAGGAAATGTCGGTGTTAAAGAAGACAGAAAAGAAAAAGAAAGGATATACAAAGATAGAAGGATTAGATCAAGCTAATAATGCAGGAGGTAGATTAGGATATGAATGTAGTTTAATATTGTGTGAGGGATTATCAGCGAAAACATATGCGGCAGCAGGAATACAAAAAGGGATAGGAGAAAAAGAGGGAAGAAATTGGTTTGGTATTTTACCTTTACGTGGAAAATGTTTGAATGTTAGAAATTCAATACCATCAATGATTGCAAAAAATAAAGTAATAACGGATTTGATACAAGCGCTTGGATTAAGATACGATGTTGATTATAAGGATGAATCAAATTATAAAACTTTATCTTACGGTAAAGTAGTATTGTTAACAGATGCTGATGTCGATGGAATACATATTGAGGCATTAATAATGAATTTTTTTCATTACTTGTTTCCATCGTTGTTGGAGAGAAAAGAACCATATTTGGTGAGTATGAAGACACCAATAGTAAGGGTATTTAATCCAAAGGGTGATATATTATTCTATGATGAAAATAAATTTCGAGAATATTCAAGAAATCAAAGTAAAACTTTTAAGAGTAAATATTATAAAGGATTAGGAACAACGAAACCAGAGGATGTACCAGACACGTTTGGATTAAAGATGGTAGAATATGATAATGATAATGAAGTAAATACCGTGATTAATAAGGTATTTCATAAAAAGTTTTCAGATACAAGAAAGACATGGTTAGCAAATTATAATCCAGAACCAAAATTCTCGCTTGATAATGAAGGGAAAGTAGTGAAGATGAATATGTCATATTTTTTTGATAATGAGTTGATAAAGTTTTCAATAAATGATTGTAAGAGAAGTATACCGACTTTATATGATGGATTGAAAGAGTCACAGAGGAAGATATTGTATGCAGTAAAGAAAAGAGATTTAACATATAAAAAACAGTCGTTAAAAGTAGCACAGTTGGGTGGATATGTAGCAGAACATTCTAATTACCATCATGGAGAACAGAATTTATATGATACAATTATAAATATGGCACAGGATTTTGTAGGATCGAATAATATACCATTGTTATATAGGGATGGTATGTTTGGTACTAGAAATACTGGAGGATCAGATGCAGCATCAGCACGTTATATATTTACAAAAATGGAGACAATAACACCATATATATTTAGATCAGAAGATGATGTATTATTAGAGTATTTAGAAGATGATGGAGATAAAATAGAACCTAAGTTTTATATACCAATAATACCTATGATATTGATAAATGGAAGTAAAGGAATAGGTACTGGATGGTCAAGTACGATACCAAATTATAATCCGTTAGATATAGTAGAGTGTATAAAAATATGGTTAGAAAAAGATGGTAAAGTATTAATAGAGAATGAAGATTCAACGATATCATTATTACCAGATATAGAACCATGGTATAGAGGTTTTGAAGGTAAAATAGAGAAATCAGAAAATAAGTTTATATCGTATGGAATATTATCTAAAGATAAAAATAAATTGAATGTAACAGAATTACCAATTAATCTATGGATAGATAGTTTTAAGAATTTTTGTGAAGATTTATTAGTGTCAAAAGATATCAAAGATTTAAAAAACTATTCAACTCCAAGTAAAGCAAATTTTGTAATTACTGAAACAAGTGATGGATTAAATTGTGATATCAATAATTTGAAATTGTTTTCTTATATACATACGACTAATATGGTTTTGTTTAATGATAAAGATCAATTGAAAAAATACAGTATAGATCAAATAATTAATGATTTTTGTATAATGAGATTTGAGTTTTATATTAAACGTAAAAAATATATAGTAAATAATTATGAAAAAGAGTTAAGACATATAGGTAATAAAGAAAGATTTATAACAGAAGTAGTTAATAAAAGTTTGCTAATTATGAATGTTGATGAAACTGATATTGTTGAAGAACTTGAGAAACGAGGATATGATAAAGAAAGTACTAAAGAAGTAGATGATGGTGAAGATATAAAGAATGGATATAATTATCTATTAAGACTACCAGTGAGATCTCTAACAGCCAATAAAATTAAGGAACTGAAGAATGATATTGAGAGTATTAAAACAAAGCTAGATAATATTAGAAAAACGAGTGAAAAGCAACTATGGTTAAATGATTTAACTGAATTTGAAAATGAATATACAAAATGGTTAAAGAATATTACTAATAATAGTGTAAAAATAAATAAACCTAAAACTGTAAAGAAAAAGAAAATAGTTTAAAAAAGACAATATATGATGCAATGGAAAAACTAAATTATGATAATAACTATTAAATAGTAGATAGGAGAACATTAGAAGTTGTTAAATCTGTTTAAAATATATTATTTTTAATAATATATTTATATTCTTTTCAAACTAAACATAGCACTTAATTGGTATATAAAATTTGGAGGATAAGGACTGAATCTTTGTGAAGAAAGAGTATTAAATAGTTCTCCATTAGGATAAGTAACAAAAAATAATAAGTTATCATTAGGTTTAAATTTTATTGTTTGAACCATACCATTACCGTTTAATTTGACAAAGGCAGAAGAACCAGTTTGAGTAATATCACTAATAGGTACCCGAAATAGTGAATTATTTGCGCTAGGATTATTAGAATAAATAATATTTCTTAAACCAGCACCACTAGAAGATACATTTTGTAAACCAACATAAACATATGGATATTTAGAAATTTTAGCACCTAAACCACCTTGTAGAATAACGTTAGGTAAAATAAGACTAATTAATTCAACTTCATAACAAACCATTTCTTGTTGAGAAACCAAACTTCCAGTATAAGTGAAAGGGCATAAATTATCATATGCGAAATTTAAAATTTCAACAGTCATACCAACTGAAGGGGCAACTGTAAAAGGAGGAGATACATTGATAGTAGTAGTTGCACCTGATGTAGATATAGATATTCTTCTTGTTTGATCATATGGAGCAGTTAGATTTGATGTAGGGTTATAATTAGAAGAATTTCCTTGGGTGTATACATTATATAAATAAGGATTAGTTCCAGGTAATATACGTAAAAATAATCCTTGATATAAATTATCAGAAGACGTTAAGGAATTAATTGTTATTTGACTTGTTGAAGTAACAGCTGTAATAGTTGTAGTTAATTTGGGTAAATCATAACGTAAGACATAATTTTGAGTTAAAGTCCAACCAGATATCGGATCATTTAATGTATCTAAAGTTAGAATATGAGTATCAATATCATAATCTTTTACAGCTCTATATTGTTGTAATGTTTCATTATATAATAATGCATTAGAATAAGCATTCTCCTGAAGATCTCCAGATGGTACAAAAAACAAAGGGTTATTAGGATTAGATATATCTGTAGGATCATGAATAGCCCAACTATCTCCTAAGTTAAAAGTGTCAGGTAAATATCTATCTAAAATTATTTGTGCTCTATCATTTACACCACCACTATCAGTACCTAAATATTGATATCTAATAATTCGTCTTAAAACAGTAGGTGATAATGTAGTGTCCTCAAAAACTAAATTAATATAATAATCAATTAATTTTTGAAGATTTCCAGCAGTTGATGTTATAATCAATACTGTTCCATCAGTAGTTGCAGCAATATTATTTGGAGCACCAATACTATCAATTACACCTGTTACAACATTAGAATTAGTTGACATGTTCACGCGGTTTGGAGTCCATAATTGATCTGGTATTCCATTGGTAACCGGATCTACAGCATCATATCGACCTTTTCTACCAGATTGTGAAATAGGAATCTGAAAATAACCAATATTTGGCCATGCGGATCTATCTCTGTATGTACTATCTATTTCTAAATATCTTTGCGAAGTCATATTATTTATAATAAATATTTTTTTAAATTCTTTTCATAAATTTAAAAAAGTATATCATCGTCTTTCATATTTCTATATTTATGTTCCATATCACCCTCCCTTTTATTTTCTATTTTTCTTGTGAATGTTCTTATTTTATCAAAAACACTATCGTGACCTTTTTTAGTTCCAAATATAAATTCATTTACTTCTTTATTATGTTTTTTATCCATATTATCAAATTTAATTGTAGCTATTTCGGTCATTGTCTCTGGATCAGGAACTACTACATAATTAGTTTGTTTATATATATCCTCAATAATATTTACAATATCTTCAATAAACATATTTTTTGTGTAGGGTTCTTCACCTGCTTCAATATCTTCTTTATATGTAATGAAAGGCAGCTGGTCAACTGTATCCATAAAAATATCTAAATATTCGTTATCTTCATCTTCGTCCATATCTTCTTCGTCTATATCAATTTTTTTAGCCTTTGATTTAGTTACTCTTGATTTTCTTGATTTAGTAACTCTTGATTTTCTTGATTTAGTAACTCTTGATTTTCTTGATTTAGTTACTCTTGATTTTCTTGATTTAGTTACTCTTGATTTTCTTGATTTAGTTACTCTTGATTTTCTTGATTTAGTCACTCTTGATTTAGTCACTCTTGATTTAATTACTCTTGATTTTCTTGATTTCATTTATTTAATATAAGAAAATAAATATTAATAATATTATTATGAAGGAATTACAGTAAATCCAGGATTAGAATTTTGAACTGGTATAGTCGGTGATACATCAAAGAAATTGTAGATTTTATATATAACAAATAATAAAATTAAAATTCCAAGTCCTATACCTACCCATTTTATATATTTAAAAAAGTCAAATAAACCATCACCAACATCATCAATTATATCTTTTGCAGCTTCAATAACATAATTCATAACATCAAAAGGTGTAAAAGTTTCAAAATAATAATATACTGCGTCTGGATGGGTTTTGTCAGAAATATTATTACATTGTAATCTCTTATTATTTGGAAAATTACAAACATACTGTTTATTTTTAGGATCATTTACAAATAAACAATATGGGTTTTGTTGATCTTTAGGAAGTTTTGAACAATCAGGAACAGTTTTATTTGTGTTATCAGTACTTTTTGTACCACAAGCACACAAAGTTCCTCTATTGGTAATTCCATCCTCCTTTTCAGCATCGGTTGGAGATTCGGAATACCACACACTACAACCTTCTAACTTCACAGGTTCTTTTCCACCAGTACTTAAATAACACCCAGTCCAATTTTTAGCAATCTCTGATAATAATATCATACTTCCAATAGCACCAGCAATTAATATACCTGAAGTTAAAATTTTCCCAAACATTTCCCAATTCATGCCTTTTGATACAACTTTATCTCTTAGATAAGGATCAGTATCTAATTGTTTAAGTATGTCATCTTGTATTGCTTTTCGTTTTTTTTGAGCAATTTCCATATCTGCGTCTGATGCAAGTTTTTTTTTATATTTGTCATAAACTTCCATATAATCATCAGTTGCTAATTTGGCTTTTTTATTTATTGTTTCTAAAAAACTATCAGATGGAAGTTTACTATTAATATTTTCTGCAATATTTTCTACTGTGTCATTAATAACTTTTTTTAAATCAATATTTTTATCTAAAAATGCGTCTGCATCAATTACTTTTTTTATATTTTCAATATATGTACCATCATTAAGTGTTGCTGCTTTAGATATTTGGTCAACTAAATCCAGAGGAACTTTATCCGGACTTACTTTTGCAAATTCAGCCATGGTATCAATAACTTTTTTGTTGTTAGCAAGATTGTCTTTCTTTAATTTTTTAAGTATAACATCGGCTTCTTTTGCTGAAATAACACCTGCATTTTTTTTTTGAATTGTTACTTGCTCATTGAGACGAATATCTACAGCGTCTCTAAAGGTTTTCCTAAAATCTGGTGCATCAACAACATTTGCCTTCGGTTTTCCAAATATTCTTTTCATTTATATAAATGAATAAAAAAAATATTTATTAATTCTTTAATAATAAAATGAGTGTGGGTAAAGGAATAGCACATGGATTAGCAGCTCTATTTGGATTAGGTGAAAAATATGATCCAATTGGTGATTTAAGAAGTGAATTAACTACTGCACGAGATGATCTACAAAGAACAATGAATCTATCTTTTTTAAATTTATTTGATAGTCAAGATAAGTTAAATAATTCATTATGGAGTTTTATAAAATCAAACACTTCAAACATAGAACAGTCAATGCAGTATTATAATACAATAGCAATGAATGAAATATCAAAAACTAATACATTTACATTATTTCTGGGTATAATGGTGTTAGTTATATTATTCTTCATGATATTCAAATAATATGAGTGTAAGTAAACAATTTTCAAATAAAATTTGAATTATTTTCTTTATTATATATGAAAATAATAACTACTGTGTAAATTATGAGGTCAAATAAAAAAGTTACTTTTTCAACTGAAACTAAAAAATTTGATGGAATATCAAATAAAAAGTATATTTTGTACGCAAAATTATTTATAAATTTTATGAAAGGTTCAGTAAAAAGTGTGAGGTGTGTAACACAATATACAAAATCTCTTGAATGTATTCAACTTTTCTTATTTGAAACAAAAACTCTAAAAGAAAAACTCATAAATTTAGTTGAATTTGAGGATTATTCTGATTTATATCATAGTTTTTATGAAGAAGATCCATATTGGGATTGTTCATATTTTGTAGAGAAGGCTTTAGAAAAAAAGAGAAAAGGTATTCCAATAGTTAGAAATGGATCCAATATTAGCGGTTTAAATATAATTTTAAAAATGGAACATTTAACATATGTTAATAAATTTATTGAATTATTAGAAGATGTGGAAGAATTTCTTTTCTTTGATTTATAATTATTAGTATTATTATATTTAAAAATTTAAGAAAAAATCTTAAATTTTTTAAGTTATTTATATTTTTAATAATGCTATATAAAAATCTTCGTTTCCCTTTCGAGTTCCAATTATTTTTATTTTAGATTTTTTTGATGATTTATTATATCTGTAAGTTTTAATATTATCTTCGTTTTCATAAGTATAAAATAAAAAGTTTGGTCTTTCAGTTAAAGATAAGTATTCATTTTTTCTGGGATTATAACCATCTTTTTCCCATTTTAAACTTATATCAATTGCATTATTTAAACTAATTGCTTTTTGAGCTATATAAATATCAGGACCAATATGTGAATTTTTAAAAAAATAAGGAGTATCAGTATTTAAAAATATATCATTGTGAATTATATTTTTTGTCATATTAAAAATCATATTTTGAATCCAAATAAATAAATTATCACCACCTTTGATAATATTTTGAAAATTATATGAATCAAAATCTGATATATCAGCAAAATAGTTTTGTATTACATTTCTTTTATAATAATTTAAAAGACGTTTATTATTTCTAATTAAATAAAGTTTCAAATTATATATCAATTTTTTAAGAGTTTCAACATTTTTTATAACTAATTTATTGTTATACATAATATTACTTTCCATAGAAAAAATACGTTGTACGTCTTTATAAATAAAATCTTTATCTATAAGTATATATGTGTTAATAAAATCATTAATATCAATATTCCCAAATGGTTTTTCAACATCATATTCTATAGAATTTATATTATTTTCAAATAAATATTTTGAAAATAACCATAACATATATTCAAATACATATCTGGCTATTTTTTTATAAAAATTATAGGTTTCTAAAATAGATACGTTATTATCTAAAAAATTTACTGTTGTTTCACTATCTGGTATTCCATTTATTATAGCATGATCTAAAATCGGTATATTGACTTCAATATTTCCTATTTTACCAACAATTTCTTTAGTTATAAAATTGGATGTTATTTGTTTATATAGAATAATGTTTAAATAAGCTACTAATTTCAAAGCTATATCTAATTCTATTTTATTAACATTTGTGTGTAAAGTTTCATTTACTAAATATGGAGCTTGTGGACTAATCATTAAAGATACAATATTGTTTTCAAAGTTAATATTTAATATTCTAGTTTTGCCATATGAATCAATATATTGAGAAACTATTTCTAAATCCTTTAAATCGATATCTTTATCTTGTATTTTTTTATTCAAATCAAATGAATTTCGTAATTCATTGAATATTCGAATTATGTTTTTTGATACTAGAGAATTTGATGGGAAATCATAGTTAAAATCATCAGAATTATTACTTTGTAGATTAGATCTAATAATCAACTCACAACGAGGATATTTTGCGTTATCTGCTTCTATACCCATATGTTCATAAATAAAAACACACGTATTATTATTGTTTCTTTTATAATAATGTTTAAGAAATCGTGGTAAAATAAGTTTACCATTAGGTTCATTTTGATCTCTTGTAAATATAAAAATATTACATTTATACTTTTCTTCAAGAAGACTTACAAATAATTTTGGATCAAGGTATGTTTCTGGATCTTTTATTTTATTCTTTATTTCATTTATTGAGTAATCATATAATGACTGTTTACATAATGCAGCATAACTGTCTGTTGCTAACTCATTACGTACATCATTAATTACTTTATTTCTTTCATTTTCATCATCAATTGTTAAAACATTAGTTTGTTCATTCAATGCTTCCATGACACAATTTAGAAAACTACTTTTGTTTTTAAAAACACCTTTTCTATAATATTTATTTTCAGAGTCTACAAGAGTTAATATATTATCTATATTTTTTGGTAATTCTCCGAATTGATTGTAAGACGCAAATTTTATTTTTACTATATGTGATGATGAACTTTCTTTTTCTTTACTAAATACAGTATTATCACCACTATAGTATTTATTATATAATGAATTTTTTATCTTCTCTTGATCTCTATCATAACAACATGGTATTAATGGAAAACTTACAGCATTCTTTAAAGTATTTTCCCTTAAACCAGGGTAAATATGAGTTCCCTGTTCACATACATATCTTCGAGGTTTTGAACCTTCTTCCTCACTTCTTGGAAATACCATAACTTTCTGATTATTTTTTTCTTTTTCATCATCATTAAGAATTCTTGGATAATAAGGACATCTTCGCGTATAATTAGGAAAGAAAATTTCCGGAGCAATTTTTTTAAGGGAATTCATTTTTGTTTCTTGTGTTTCCATTTCTTCTTTTTTAGAGGTTTCGATATTAACACCTCCATATTTTTCGTAGAAAACAACTATTTTTGTATAATTTATATCATAGATAAATAAAAGTTTTGAAAATAATTTTTGAAACTCAATTACGCTTTTATATGATGATGCATTTGTAATTTTCATTCTTATTGAATCATTATTTAATATAAATTGTGTTGGGTCAAAATGATTCTTTATTATATATTTATTCAAATATGCTTGATCAATATCTACTTTTGTCATATTTACCCTAATATCTCCCAATTTATTATTTTTAAAGTATATATATAAACTAGTTTTATCTTTTGTTGCCTTTTTTAATTCATCAATACTCATCATACTTGAATATAAATAGCTATTCATTATTAAATCAGATATAACATAGTTGTTTAAACTATGGTTTGGATAATAAAATACTCCGTTAATTAATGTATCATTATCATTTACTATATCTTCATATTCTGTATTTATAACATTTAATATTCTTTTTATTAATTCATTCTTTGTTAAGTTATCTTTGTTCAAAATAACATTTAATACTGTTATTTTCATAAATTCTAAATTTTCATCTGTACTTATAATAACTTCTATAAAATCTTTGAAATATTTACTTCTTTTCGGATTTTTTATATTAAACATTTCTGACTTAAAATTTTTTTTTGTCAAAACTTTTAAATTTATAGTACTATCATTTTTGTCTTCTTTTTCGACAATCCATTTATCATAAGTCACAATTTCATCTTCCTCATCTTCTCCTTTTTCATCTTCATCATCTTCATCATCTTCTTCATCTTCATCAATATTTTCAATATCTTCTATAATTTCTTTCTCTGAAGCCGGAGGTATAAACTCTTTTAATATTTTATAATAATCATCATATACAGCAAATGGTATAAAGTTATTTAATATTATATTATTAAAAATCTCTATTAATGAGTGTTCTTCTTTTAATTTAATTGTTAATTCAAAACTTATTTTATCTAATTTGAATTCAGTAAAAACAATTTCAGGAATTTCTTCAATTTTTTTATACATTGTTTCAACATTTTCTACATGTTCTATATTTTTTTGGATTTCTATATCTATTGAAATGCGTCTTATATCAAATACTTTTCCATCTTCATTTATTTCATATAATTTATATATATTTTTTGGTGTTTCTAACAATAGAACAACTATTGTCCCTCTTTTATCGTAATTATCTTCTTGTCTTATTTTAAATAATTCTGAACCAATTACATTGTTTATTGTGAACATTACTTGATCTAAAACCTGTCTCAAAAAATCAGACGGTAATTCTATTCCAATTTGTTTATCATAAATTATAAATAACCTTATTAATTCATTCAATTCATTGTAAAATTTTGATAAGTTTTTCTTTTGATCTTCCAACTTTTTCAAATTTCTTTTAATTGTTCTTTTTTCTGCTTCATTCAATCTTTTATCTATATTTTCACTATCACCTTCTTCATTTTCTCTTGTATTGTCATTCAAATTATTCAATTGTCTAGTTAATTTATTAATTTCATCAGTTATATATTCAGTTTCTTCTTTTACTGAGTCTTTTTTTATATCATATTTTTGTTTCATTATTAATGAAATTTCATTGTAGTATTCTGAGAAATCACTACTTTCTTCTGCTATATCTATAAAATTTATTACTGGTATAGCTTTTTCTTCCGTATTATATTCAGTCATCTGTTCTATACTTGGAATATCTTCTGGAAAATATAAATATTTACTTAAAGTATTTAATGATGCTGATAATCTATCTTTAATGATTTCTACAGTATCTAAATCATAAATCTCGATTTCAATATATTTATCCATATTTTTAAAATAAACCATCTCTTTTATTATTATTTTAATATTTTTTAATTTATTATTTTTATCAAATAATAAATTATCGTGTTATTTACAAACAGTATTTATAAACTGTTAGCAAACTTTTCTAAATCGCTTACACCACGACCTCCATTATGTATTGTTCTTTTTCCTTTATAATATGCTATATATGTTGGAAAGCCTCTAAATGAGCTATCTATTGAATTAATACGTTTTCCTAATTCAGCTTCACCTGGTACTTCTCCATCTGCTTGAATAGTTGCCGCAAATATTTTATCTGCATTTTTGTCTGCAAATTGTTGAAATGCTGGTTTAGCTGTGTTACAGTGTGAGCAAAAGCCCGCTTGAATCATGATTATAACAGGTTTATCTGTAGGTATCGCTGGATTAATTAGATTACCGTTACTATCAAAATCTTCATTTGTCAAATAAGCGACGGGTTTATTTAAATACATTTTTATTATATATGATATTTTTTTAATTTATTTTTATAAATCTGGTCTTATTCTCTTATTTTTTATCTGACTCACTGTTGTATGAGAGACATTATACATAGCTCCAATTTCTTTTTGAGATAAAACTCCTTCGTTAGCTAATTTTCTTATTTTTAAATAATCATTTTAGATATCATACTTATAATCAATATGATATCTAAAATGATTATTTAAAAAAAAATTGAATTTTATTTTATATTCAAAAAATAAAATAAATGAGTACCTTATCTAAACAAAAATGCAGTAATTGTGGAAAGAAAACAATTTATATTGTTGATTGTAAATGTAATAATATTTATTGTTTTAATTGTATTTCGGTTTTTAAACATAATTGTATGTTTGATTTTAAAGAAAATAAAAAAGAAAATATAAATAAACTTAATCCAAGAATAATAGCTGTAAAAGTTGATAACATCTAATTTTAAAACTTACAATAATTTTAAAATTTATGACCATGATATTTCAATACTATATGTATCTAAAATTTTATATTTAAAATACCGAAACTCATCTTTCTCCATTAATAATTTTACAAATATCTCAAAGTTAAGGAAATCTTTTTCGTAATTATTTATATCAATTTTTAGAGAACTGTAACCCTCTTTGGCATTATTTATACATGCATTTTGTATAGAAGCTCTCCAAAAGTCTAATAAATTTTCAAGTTTAAGTCGTCTGTTTACTTCTGTTATATTTTTTAATTTTTGACAAAAAGATACTTCTTCCATTTTATAAATTTTATTTATCTTTAAATGGATTTAAAGTTGAGCTAAGTATATCTTTTCTAAAATACATAAAAACTGCAATTAAAATTACCACTATTATAGATATAATTATAACTACTAATAAACCGTTTGATTTTTTCGGACTGATTTCGCAATTCGTTCCACTATATCCATTAATACATGAACATGAACCATATGTTGGATCACACGTACCTTGATTTTTACATGTTTTTTCAGGATCGCAATTAACTGAACAATCTGCTTTATAATAACCTGGTTTACACTTACATACACCATTTATACAATCTCCTGATTTAGAACAATCATTTGGACATCGTAATATAGAACAATCTGCTCCTGTATATTTAGGTTCACATTCACAAATACCGTTGTTACAAGTTCCATTCGAGTTACAATTATTTGGACAATTTATTACAGAACAATCAACATTTCCATAACCTTCATCACATGTACAAGTACCATTCATTATATCACATGTTCCATGTCCTGAACAATTTGAGGGACATTTAGGTAATGAAAAATAAAATATGATAACTGTTACAGCTATTATGAATATACTTATACCGAATAATTTTAAGTAATCACTTTTGTTGGACGATTTCAATAAACTTATATTTTTGAAAAAGTAAATAAAAGTTGATAATATACCAACTAATATTATTATTATTTGAATATAATTCATTTATTTATGTTTATTTTTAGTTTTTTTTATTTATTATTATTATAAATGAATAAATTTAATTATATAATTTTTTTTCTATTGGCAGTTATAGGTGTTGTAACTTATTTATATTTCTCAAAATCAACACCTTGTCCTACATCTCCAAAATGTGAAGTTTGTCAAAAATGTGAAGTATGTCCTAAATGTGAAGTTTGTGAAAAATGCCAAGAATGTCCTAAATGCACTAGCATAGTTGGTCCAGTTTTAGGTAGTCTTGTTGGAGGTTTTATTCTTTGCATAATTATATTATTTATGATAGGATTCTATCATGCTAAAAAGGAAAAAAAAGGTAGATAACCAGTTAGTTATATCAAAATTTTGCTTTTTAAATTAAAATTGAATTATTAATATATGTATTTATAAATACAACAAATGGGAAATTACAGCTACCTTAAAAAAGTTATTTTTGGAAAAGAGACAAAGATAGATTATGAAAAATTAAAAGAAGAATTAAATAAAATTGATGAAGAAAAAGATATGGATGCATACTTGCATTGTATTATTGATGATGATATAACATTCAATAATAATGTTGTAACTTTAGAAAATTTCGATGATTATGCAAAAAGAATTCATAATCATAAACTATGTGGATATTTAAATAGAGGTACAATTAAAAAACTTTGTAAATCAGGTTTATGTATGACTACAGAAAACAAGCAAAATCCAATAATGTTTTTTGAAGAAGAAGGTTGGGACAGATTATATTATTTTAAGTTTTTCCCAGGCACGGAAAAAGTAGAAATGGGTACTTATGCTTTTGATTTTGATAATGATTTTTATGAAAAAGAGTATAAATCAAAGACAACATGCTTTAAAAAAGCTGATGATCTACTTGATCATTCTAATGTATATGATTATTACAATGATCACGACGATATATATGAATATATTAATGAAAAAAAAGAAAATTATATTAGGAATTTAATTTATGACAAGAGCACAAATTGGAATATATCAATATTAAATTATAATGTTACAGAAAGAAAACCAGAAATGTCTATTGAAATGTTAATGATGTTATCTGGAATTAGACCAGAAGATATGAAAAAAGAACCTGAAAAATATAAACAAATATTAAGAGACACATGGACTAAATAAAAGCTATTAATTTATTATTATTTAATAATAAATTTAAATGTTCAATATTAATATAATAAATGGGTAAATATAATAGATTTTGTTCTGTGAAACCGGTTCGATTTTATGGTGATGTAAATTATGTATATGACTTTTATTGCGAACCATGTACTTGGACAGTATTACATATTGAAAAACGTAAAAAAGATGAAGAACCACCGAAATTTAGAGGAAAAGGACATTTAATAGGGTTAACAGTCTTTGATATATTAGAATTATTAAGTGGAAATTACGACCAATTATATATTGAATTTATATATAATAGTAAATTCAAAGATTACACTTAGATAAAAATATAATTAAAATTGAATTTTTATTTCTTTTTTATACAGTATTTTATAAATGTCAATGTCAATTGTTTTAGATTCTCATCTTATTTGGAAAATCAATGATATGTTGAATGGAGAACCTCGTAAAAATTACGATAAGGTTATTGCTACTTTGAATGAATATTTCAAAGTTCAATGTGGCCTTAATTGTAGAGTTAAAAATATTTTCTATGATAACCTTCAATATAAACCTACTATTCTTAGGAGAAGTACCCATAAAATATGTAAATTATGCAATGATTGTGTTTCTAATTACGAATTCTCTTATTGCATTAATTGTTGTAGAAAAGGTGATATAGCGTACTTATATTATCATATGATGTGTCCAAATGTTTTAAATAATTTATAAAAGTATATATAATTTTTCCACTAAAATTGAATTTTTTTCCTAAGTATATATAAAATTTTCATACTACCATGGTTTATGTTATTACTGTTTACGAACTCACTCCTTCTTTAAAATTTATTGAATCACATCATGTATTCAAGACTATGCTTGAATCTGATATATTTATTGATAATTGTATTGAAGAGGTCAATAGTCAACTTCCTTTGAACTTAGAAGACGGAAGTATGTTGTTTAATAAAACATTACATGATGATGAATACATTGTCTATAGAGGAACTCTCTTTTGGGAGGCTGAATATGAAATGGTTATCACATGTAGAGAATATTTTACTGATTTCCTGAATATGACTATTGACAACGAAGATTTTCAAAAAATTGATGATTGGAAACATATTTCTGAACTTGTATGTGAATATGGTTTAGACTTCATTTGTTAATTTAAACCCAAATATAAAATGAATAATAATTATAAAATTTTAACACCTTAAATGGTTTTAAAATTATTTCCTTTTCTACTTCCGCTTTGATCTTAATTCAATACATCTTTGTATGTATTTTTTTATTTTTTTACCCTTCATTAAAATTGAATTTTTGTATTAAATATATACTAAAATTTCAATTCCAACCACATAATGTTTTTATCAATTGCTGAATACTTTAATCCTATTAATGAGAAAGTTGACAACTTGGAGAAGAGAGTGTTAGATTTAGAGAAAGTTGAACCTAATAATGAACCTACTTCAAAAAATATGATTCCCTTTAAATATGAATTTGTGAAAAAATTAAAAATAGCCTCAAAAATAAAAAAAATTCAGAAACTTAAGAAGATTGATATTGATTCTAGAAAAAAAGAAAAATATTTTTATGAATATATTGAAAAACTAAAACTCGCTTATGAAAAAAATAAAAACAAAAAACTATTAAAGATGAAATTAGAAAGACATATTTTTCTAAAAGTTAAAAAAATTAAGTTACAACAAATTAAACAAATTCTCAAGGTACAAATTGTTAAGATTGTACAAGAACAAAAACGTATACTTAATGAAATTAAATTGGAAGAGGTTAGAAAACAACAACAAAAAGAAAAAGATATTCAGGATTATCAGAGTTTTGTTAACAATCTTGGATATTTACAAAATGTTAACCTCAGACTTATTAACCATTCTGGATTTACTAAAAAAGATTTCTATATCTATTCAACAGCTGTACTTAAAGATTTGTTTAAATATATATTAAAGAGTACTTATCCATGGGATACCACTGGTCAGTTACAGGAATATATGATTAATCCTGTTCGTACAAATCCTAATTATGTAAGAAATGGAGATAAAGAAGTTTATAGAATAGAAGATTTTAAATTTTTTTCACTAGCTCCACTACTTGATGAGTTAATTAAGGAAAGACTTGAAAAAGAAAAACTATAAGTTACATAAATAATTTCAAAAAAAATATTTAATTAATTATAAATATATTATATTTTTAATAATATATTTTAAGCATCATCATCAGTTAAATTTTGGTCATAGTATAATTGAATTATTTCAAGTGTTTTTGTATTTTCATGTTTTATCCAATATTCAACATTTTCTTTCAAAGTTTGCAGTTAAAAAGTGTTGTAAATATTATATCCATTCCAAAATTGGTTTAAAAAAATAAAAGTAATATAAAATGTTTAAGAACTATCTTGTAAAAAGTTTGGATCATAACGAATATATGAAAAAAAATAAAGACGCTCCAGAAAATCAAAAATATTGTAATGGTTTGTGTCAAAAATTTTTAGATGTTAATGAATTTTACTTTAGAAAATCTAATTGTAAAAGCTGTTTCAGAAGATTTTTAAAAGTTGAGAATATGGTTAAAAAAAATCAAATTACTTTTGAAAAATTTAGAATGAATCCGGATATAGTAAAAGATGATTTAACTATTATAAATATTATTCGAAAATGCAAGACATGTGAAGAAGAAAAAACATTAGAACAGTTTGAAGCACAAAGAAAAGAATGTATTGAATGTCGTAGAAAGAAAAAGAAAAAAAATTATGAAGAAGAATTTAAAAAATATATAGATGTTATTGAGGAAATTAAAAATGATATAGATGCACTTAAAAATTTATTTAGAAGTATGTCGGTTGACTTAATTAAATTAGCTATTTCTCATTTTCAGATATCTGTACCTCACACAGAAAGAAAAAAGGAAAATATGGTTGTTAAACTTATCGAACATTTTCAATCTTTATTAAATCCTCTTATTTGTTTAGGTGGTTGTGGTAATGAATTAAATACTGAATTTTCGGTTTGTTTAGAATGTAAAAATAAAAAATCTGAATTACGTGAAGAAAAATATACGAAGTTTGAATGTGAATTAGATAATTTAATTGAAAATATGAAAAAGTTTACTGATGAAGACGGAGTTAAGTACACAAAAAAACAACTTATTCTTATATCCAGAAAATTAGAAATAAAAGTTTATAATGAGGAAAAAAAATCTATAATTGTAGACAAATTAAAGAATTTCTTTGAAGATAGATTAAAAAAAGAAGATAGAGTTATTATTAAAAATAAACCGGATTTATCAGGAACATTTGAAATTAATGGAATAATTATTCAATCAAGAGAAGATGGACTTATTAGTGGTACTCAAATATGTAAAGCGGGTAAAAAAGAGTTTAAACATTGGTATTCTTTAGAATCAACAAAAGAATTAATTTTAAAATTGGAAGAGCAAATACAAGCAGATAATCTAAAAGTCGATATCCCGACTTTTAAAATTTTAGATGTACAAAAAGGTAGATACGGTGGTTCATGGATTCATCCTGATTTAGCAATCCAATTGGCACAATGGATATCTCCAGTTTTTGCTCTACAAGTTTCAAAATGGATAAGAGAATTGGCATTAACAGGAACAGTATCATTAGGAGCCGAAAAATCAAATATTGAGTTATTAAAATTACAAAAAGATTATAAAAAACTTGATGATAAATATAGATTATTATTAGAAAGGAAGGATTATCATAAGTTTAAAAAAGGTCCAGTTTTCTATATAATTTCTGATTGTGATTCTAAATCAACAAAATTAAAGCCTGGTTTTGAAGGTGTAGATATAAATATTAGGTTACAACAACATAGATCATCATTAGCTGGTTGTAAATTAGAATATTTAGTCTATACGGAAGATGCATTATTGTTGGAGAAAAGTATATTGAATAAATATAGAAATCTCAGGAAAATTTCAAATAAAGAATGGATATTTGATATAGATGTAAAAGAGGTTAAAAAAAGTGTTAATACAATTGCTGATGTTATTAATGCAAAATATACTATTGAAGAAGATATAGCAAAGTACAATGAACAAATCGATTTAGATTTTGATTTTAGTTAATTTATGGTATTATTTTTTCACTTTTATTTTAAACTTTCAAAAATAAAAGTGAAAAAAACAATTACAAAAAAAATTTTTTTAATTTCTTTATTAGAATAAAATGTCAATATCATTAGAATCATCAATAAGAACGTGTAAAGTTGATACAGGATATAGCACAAAAGTGCAATCAGATAGATTTTTAAATCCTAATAATATGGTATGCCCTGTATGGAACGGTATGGATTCAGCTGGAAGGCGAGTTTGCCCTGATTCTTTTTGGACAAAGAATGCGGGTTGTAATTCTGCAGAAGATAGAGTTGTTGTAGAGAACAACCAACGACCTCAGTACATGGAATACATAAATCTCAGCGCAAATGGAATCGACGGATCAATATACGGCGACGTAACCAATTATGTTGACCAGGGCATGGCGACCCAAGATTTAAGAAATTCAAACAATATAACAGGTAATTTCGGGCTACAATGGAAGAGTGATATCGCTCCTCCATGTGGGTATAATAGATATGAACAGGGAATGTCGTTGGAGGAACAACAGATGAGAAAACAACAAGCTTTACAAATGGGATATCAAGCTAATGCTTATAAAAAATTATCTGGATTTTCATATTAATTATAAATTAAATTTTTTATTCAAAAAATAAATTGAATAAAAAGTTAGTTATATTTTGCTTTGAATATACTAAATTATAATAATACGGTAATAGAAGGATTTGTCAAAAAATGTGCAAAAAATAACATTAATTTAAAGAAATAAAAAGAATATAAAATGACCAGTTTTGATATTGTAAAAATGATTGAAAAAAATCCATTGACAAGATTATCAAAAGAATATGAAAACAAGTTACTTTTAAAAATACAAAATACTTTTACAGAAAATCAACAACAATTATTTGCAAGTAGTTTTTATTGTTTTCTACAATATAATGTAAAAAAGGATTTTATAATAGATTTGGATAATATATGGAAATGGTTAGGTTTTTCTAGAAAAGATCCTGCTAAATTAGTATTAACTAAAAATTTTGTTATTGATATCGATTTTA